ATCCTTTAATAAGTTTATTCAATTTGGATCTGGAGCAGAATATACAGCATCAAGTTCACCTTACGGTCTTAGTAAGAGAGTAATTAATGATATATCAAAACAATATGCAAATTTTTATAACTTAAGAATCTTTGGTGTATTTAATAGTAATGAGCTAGAAACTCGGTTCATTAAAAATAATATTATTAATTACATTAATTACAATCCTATAGAAATCTATAAAGATAAATTTATGGACTTTATTTACATGGATGATTTAGTTACTATCGTCAAGATGTGTATTGATGGTGATATGGAAGGTGGTGAATATGATTGTGTTTACTCAAATAAATATAAACTTTCAGATATTGCTACTTTAATTAATAGTCTAGATGACCATAGTGTTGATATTAACATACACGATAATGATTTAGATACTTCTTATATAAGTCATTCTATAGATATAAGATGTAAAAGTCTCAAAGGTATAGAAAAAGGTATACAGGAAACATATATTAGCTTGAAAAGTTAAATTAATCTATTATAATATACGTATGATTATTGACCAACAAGTTTATAACGGTGATTTAATTCACGAGCGATTTGCTTATAAGTTCTATAGAAAAGAGGTTTCACCGTATGGTAATATTATAGCGTATCGCGCTCCGATGTATGTAAGTGATAATTTGATTGACTTAGAGGATACTCTTGCAAAAGATTTTATTTACTCTGAAGATGCAATGAACTTCTGCTGGGAGATTCCTCATTTATGTCCGCTTGGAGCTGTATCCTTTCAACGATTATTTAATACTGGTATTGCAAATATTCTCTCTCGTTTTATTGATAAGGATATTCTTATTAAGGGAGACGATCTCATGGTTCAAGATGAGTTTAAAGGCTCAGACAATACCATACGTAAGCTAGGCAAAGTGAGTGTCTCTATTACCTATAGTAAGGATAATGTTGCTCTTGGACATACAGGTATTAATATTAAAGCAGGTAGTAAAGCTCCTGGTTTTGCTTACTCTACAAATATGAGTGACGAACTCGCTCAACAGTTTATGAATGAAGTATGCGATTATTTTAATAGTGAGGTTCAAGATCAGTTTGTAGCGACGACAAAGGTTATTGTATGAACTTCTTTCAACTGCAAAATAAGCTCTTCTATTCAAAAAAAGACGTAGCAGGTGAATTAGATGTAGAGGGGGAACAAAATTTTGTTCCCTTTCTCATTAATAGGTGGTTATCTTTTTATGGTAAGGAAACACCTAACTTTGTTAATGAGACACTTAACAAATATTGTTCTTTATTTGATGATAAGCAGAAGCTTTATAGACTATATTTTAATCTTATACCAAGACTTAAATTTAAAAAGATATCCTACATAAAAAAGGTTAAAAAAACAGAAGAAGATGATCAAGATCTCCTTCTTATAGCAAAAAATAAAAATATCTCTTTAAGAGAAATTAAGCAATACGTTGATTTATTTCAATGAAAATGTAAATAGATCTACATATGGCCAACATTGATCAACTTGCTACTCATAAACATCTTATTGACCTCTCAACTCATAGTGAAGGTGATATTGGGCTTACAGATGATTTTGAGCTTAGCGCAATCTTTGATGATATTCTACTAGTAGAGTATATCGATGAAACGGAAACAGGTGAAGTTGTACGTAATGGAATTTATGTACCCACAAACGCAATTACAAAAGCCTGGCGTAAGGCTCGAGTTGTTCTAGCTGGTCCAAAAACGCAATATACAAAAGTAGGGGATATTGTTATCTTTCCTAATAACCTAGGTGTAACTGTCGCCAACATTGCCGTTACAGATAAAGGCACAATTAAAAAGGGTATCTTTTTAAACGAAGATCGAGTATTTGGTATTTGTAAACTTAAAAATGATAGTACAACGAGCAACTCTTGATAGCAAACTTTTAAATAATGTATGCGAGATTAGGTTTGTTAGAGATACTCCTAAGCCCGGGTTTCCTCCGACGCGGAGGATGCTATGCACAAAGTCCTACAATCTACTAAACTCTACAAATGGTCGCATTACACTAAATTATAGACCACCTAGAAACCCTAAACAAGTAAATGAAGCTGCAGACAATATTATCGTTGTATGGGATATATTAATGCAAGATTACAGAAACGTTTCTATGAACCAATGCGACTTAATTCGAGAGATTCCAGCCAACGAAGAATTTTGGACATATTTTAATGATAATATTTATCCTATGTCTGCAGAACAAAAAATAACCTTTATGAATACATGAATAGTTGTTTAGAAAATATAGTTGATTATTTTAAACCCTTTTTATTATCAGACATTACTATAAAAACTGATAAGAAAAATTTAAAAAAAGGTAAATTAAAAATATTTCAAATTAAGCAGCATTATATCCGCTTATTTCTAGAAATAGATCAAAAGACAAAAATGTATGAGATGCCGTACCCCTATAAAATACATCGTAATGATAGGGGCGGCTTAACTCTCAATTATCATTTGAGTAGTATTTTTCAAAACACAGACCTACAAATGCGCGTTAAATTTTTAGATAATTCGAGTAAATCAAAGATATACGATAATATTGTTTACGTGTTGAATAATACAAATTAGACATTATAATGTATTTGTGATCTCGAATTTGCTTAATAATTTTCCAGAGGGTTATGATCCTAATCCGCAGCAGATTAAATTATTAAAAAATGTAGACGAGGCGTTTGAGAATGGTTATAAGTTTGTAGTATGTAACGCCCCTACAGGTTCAGGTAAGTCTTTTGTTTCAAAGACAGTAGGTAATATATCACGCGATTGCTCAGAAAACTTTCGCGATCTTATTACCTCATATCTTGCATTCAAGCATACACAGGGCGGTGGATATTCGCATGAAGATGAATGTAATGAAGAGTCTTCTTTTGGTTGTACTGCATTAACCATTACTAAGACACTACAGGATCAATATAAAGAATTGTTCGATGATGTGGAGGTTTTAAAGGGAAAGTCAAACTACGTTTGTGGTATTGATGATAGATTTTCTGTAGATCTTGCTCCATGCTTACACCTACCCCGTCTAAAAGAAGAATGCTGGTCAAAGAAATGCTGCCCTTATTACGAGCAACGTAATAAAGCTCTTGTATCAAAATTTAATACTCTTAATTACAGTATGTTCTTTTCTCTTCCTGAGCATCTTAAGAAGAGACAGTTTATTATTTGTGATGAAGCATCTGAATTAGAAGATCAACTAGTGAAAGAATTTACTTGTAAGATAGAATATAACTCTCTTCGTAAATCAGAAGTTAATGTACAACCATACATATCGACCACTACAGGTATAAAATGGCTTAATACACTCTCTACACAAATTACTGAACGCATTGATGAACTAAAGGAAGAGATTTCTTCAAAGAAGGATACAAATAATAAGAAGCTATTAATTATTCTTAAAAGTGAGTTAATTAAGCTTCATACTTTACTTAATAAGATTAACCTTATTGTTGATTCGTGGGGTGAAGCTGAATACGTATTTGAGAAGGATGCTGAGGGGGTTACGTTTATGCCTCTAAAAGTTGATAAACTATCACATAGACTATTTGATCACGCGGATAAAGTAATTTTAATGTCTGCTACTATTATTGATCCTAAAAACTTCTGTAAGGCTCTTGGTGTAGATCGATTCAAATATGTAGAAGCAGAGTCTTCTTTTGACCCAAAAAATGCTCCTATTGTTTGTAATACAAAGTACAAACTAAATTATTACACGATGCAGAAATATCTTCCTCGTGTTATTAAACAGGTAAAAGAGATTTGTGATTACCATAAAGCTGATAAAGGTATCATTCACACACAAACTAATGCTATTACTAAATCTCTTTCAAAAGAATTAATAGGTGAGAGATATTTGTATCGTGAACCTGGTGTACGGAATGAAGACATATTAGAGCAACATACACAGTCATCTAGCCCCACAGTTCTTATTTCACCGTCTATGTCTTACGGTGTTGATCTTAAAGATGATCTGGCCAGATTTCAAATTATAATTAAAGCGCCATATTTACCTACAAAGGATATACGTATTGAGCGCTTAATGAAAGATGATTTTGATTGGTATCAAAACAAAATGCTATGCTCTTTAATACAGTCTTGTGGCCGTGGTATTAGATCTAAAAAAGACCATTGTGTAACTTACATACTAGATGGTGCTATTGTTGAGAGTGTTGTAAAAAACAAACATAAGTTACCAAAATACTTCTTGGATAGATTTTTGTAATAAATATGTATATAATTTGCTGTGAAGAACTATACGTATAACTTTGAAATTAAAGATCTTCTCACTCAGTTTGTTGCTGCGTTTGATGATACTGTTGTAAAGCGGTATGATAGATCAGGTAATGCAAAGCAAGAAGTTGAAGTGAGGTATGTATTTGCGCCTAAGCAACGTGTAATGTATGATATTGTTAATAAAGCGCAAAATCTAACCCTACCTGTTGTCGCGGTGGACGTAACGTCAATATCATACGATGATGATAGAGTCTTTAATAAGATTAATAATCTTCATAGCTATCTAAATGAAGTAGATAACATGTATGCGCGCATGCCTGTACCTATTAATATAGAAATGAATATGTCTATTATATGTAGATATATGCAGGATATGGAGCAGATTATTACAAACTTTGCACCGTATAGTAACCCTTATATTATAATAGCGTGGAAAGAGCCCTCTATCCGTTCAGAGACTGTTGAAATAAGAACTGAGGTTCTATGGAATAAAAATATTTCTATGAACACTCCTACCGATATGACTTATACAGATAAGTTTAGAGTAGTAGCGGATACATCTTTTACAATTAAGGGTTGGTTATTTAGAGAGAAGACAAGCAATTCCGTTCCAATTTATTTTATCGATCAAAACTTTATTATATCACGTGAAAATCTTAACCTTACTGAAGCTCTTACAGCTCAGAATTATGAAGAGTTTTATAACAGTCTATCTGCAGTAGCAGATATTCAATCTTACACTCTATCTGGTACACCAACTATTACAAACATCTTTTATAACGGTTCTGGAGGCTATATACCAGCTAACGATAATACAGCAATTACACTTAACAAAGAAGTTTCAGCATTAAACTTATATAATTATATAACAATTGGTAGTAACTATGATCGAACAACTACGGTATTGTTAAGCTCTAATAATACTAGTTTAATTAACTTACCATTAACAACTATTAATTCAGAATACACAGGTGAAGCTACAGGTTTTATCTTGCCTATTGAAAATTATCAGATATTATCAAAAGATACACTTTCGTTAACATTCCCTTATTTATCAGGATCTGGGGAAGTTGATATTATTATTAACAATCCTGCAGGGTGGGCTTCATCTCGTACAACTAGTGGGGTTTACTTTATAGCAGAATAAATAAATAAAAGCAATGGCAGATACAACACCAGATCAAAACAGCTCATATGTTAGCAATGATGGGCGCGCTTCAACGTTCGGAAGAAGCCTCGTACAATACATTCAAAATAGATTGCCTTATTCTAATGCTGTTGGTGGTAATGACGAGCTTAACCCAAAATATAAATTTTTCAAAGATGTTGGTGCTCGACGATCTGAGGCTTTAGCTAAGTCTTCTATATCTTCATCTAACCCATATAACAATATACCAATTGGCGACTTTGGTAAAGATAGCTCTTTTGGTGATGTTATGTATGCAAGCCTGGATCAAAATAAACCAGGTCGTCTCCGTGATTATCGTATTATGGCTGCTTATTCTGAAGTAGCTGATGCATTAGATGAAATTTGCGATGAGACAATTAATCTCGATGATACAGGTGATGTTGCTAAGTTACTTTTTGATAATATAGACTTAACTGTAGAAGAAAAAGACGAACTACAAAAAGAATTTGATAAGTTTGTAGATTATTTTGA